CCTCTCATGTTCGTTTGTCAAGTTTTTCGCGCGATGCGATGACCCGGCGCCGTCTTCGCTGCCGGGTGTCGTGGATGTGTGCGGCGCGCATGGCTGGGGGCAGAGCCTTCAGACGACGGTAGATCACACTCTGATGCGCGGGTTGGGTACCGCATGACCGTTGATCCGTCCTGGGCTTGCCGACTGTCTTCCTGCGGGCGTCGACGGATCCGAGCGAACCGCCGGCCACAAAGGAACCTCGTGGATTCCCGGATGGCCCTGCCCCCAGTGACACGCGCCGGGGATGTCGGGTGGTGTCAGCTCCTTTCTTTTCTCAGCAAGCTGCCGCTGCTGCAGGGCGTGTGCTCGGGGTGACGATGCGGGCGATGGCCCAGATGAAGGCGGCCAGTTCGCGGGCGATGGCGGTGACGACCAGGGTCGCGGGCTTGCCGCGCGCACTGAGCCGGCGATACCGGGCGCAGAGCCGGATCTGCGCTTTCCAGGCGATGTCGCGGATCTCCTGCGGCAGTCCTTCGAGCCGCGCCATGTGCACCTTTCCGACCGCGGCGTGGCAGCGATAGGTCCAGGCGCCCTCGATCAGCATGCGTCGCGCGTCCTTCGAGCCAGCCTTGGTGATGCCGCCCCGCGCCGTCCTTGGGCCGCTCGAGTATTCCGACGGCACGAGCCCGAGCCAGCTCATCAGCTGGCGGGGATTGTCGAAGCGACCGAGATCGCCGGTCTCGGCCATCACGGTGACGGCGGAGATGAAGCTGACGCCGCGCATAGCCTGGATGGCCTCGACCACGGGTGCCAGCGACCAGATCGGGACGAGCGTGCGGATCTGACCCTCGATCCGGGCGAGCCGGGCCGCGGCGTCGTCGACCGCGTGGATGTATTCCTGCAGCACGATCTGGTGGGCGGGATGCTGGAAGCGCAGGCCCGAGAGCCAGACGCGGTGCTTCTTCGTCCAGTTGCAGCCCGTCCGGAAGACCCGGTCGTGGCGCAGCAGGAAGCCCGAGAGCTGCTGGCGGGCGCGGCGCAGGCTCTCCATGGCCGCGGTGCGGGCGCGAACCAGATCGCGCATCGCCTCGTGGCCCTCGTCCGGCACCCAGACCGGCGTCAGCTCACCGGCCCGGTGCAGCCGCGCCAGCAGCACCGCGTCGCGGCGGTCGGTTTTGACCCGGTCGCCGGGGCGGGCGGGCGTCTTCGACGGCGCGACCAGTTCGCAGTCGTGGCCCATCTCGCTCAGCTGGCGATGGATGCCGTAGCCACAGGGGCCGGCCTCGTAACAAAAATGCAGCGTGTCGTGCGCCTTGCTCAACTTCGCCACCAGCTTGCGGATCGCCTCGCGCGTGTTCGCGATCTCGCCGAGATAGCGTACCTCGCCGCCGCGGCGGTCCTCGGCCACCGCCACTGCGATCGTCTCTTTGTGCACGTCCAGACCGACAAATGCTGTACCCTCTCCCATGGTTCGTCTCCTCGTGTATGGGGCTCTGCTCCGTGCCGTACGGGCAATCCCCGGCATAACACGACGGAGACGGGCCACCCCGAAACGAACATTGGGTCCTTCCTGGGCGTTTTCGTATGCTGGCGGGCGAAGCGCGGCACATCGCTAGCGACAGGGCCGGATTTTTGGGAAGCCACCCGGAAGCCGCAGCCACGCGCGCCCCGCGCAAACACCAATGAACGCTGGCCTTCCGACCGGGCACCGCTGGTGGCCGCTGGACCCCGTGTGGAGTCCAGCACGGCATCCGGAGTCCGGAAGCCACTGGCATCCACCCGACCGAGGAACCTTGCCCACCATGACGCTGAGCTTCGCCCCGGACGCGATCGAGACGTGGCCGCTGTCGCGCCTGCAGCCCTACGCGAAGAACGCGAAGGCGCACGGGCCGGACCAGGTCGCGAAGATCGCCGCCAGCATGGCCGAGTTCGGTTGGACCGTGCCCTGCCTCGTGGCCGAGGACGGCGAGCTGATTGCGGGCCATGGCCGGGTGCTCGCCGCGACGCAGCTCGGGCTGACCGAGGCCCCGGTCATCGTGCTCGGGCATCTGACCGAGGCACAGCGGCGGGCGTACCGGATCGCGGACAACAAGCTGACCGAACTCGGCACCTGGGACGAGGCGCTGCTGTCGGCGGAACTGAACGACCTCTTGGCCGAGGATTTCGACCTGTCGCTTGTCGGCTTCTCGGATGGCGAGCTGGACAAGCTGCTGGCCTACGTCGCGGAAGACGACGGGGAAGACGGTGGCGCCGGGGGCTCCGTGCCGCCGGTGACCATCCCCGAGCCGCCGCGCAACCCGGCGTCGCGCACCGGAGATCTCTGGATCCTAGGCGACCACCGGCTGCTCTGCGGCGACAGCACCAGCGCGGCCGACGTGCGCCGCCTGATGAACGGCGAGCGGGCGATCCTGTTCGCGACCGACCCGCCGTATCTGGTGGACTACGACGGCTCGAACCATCCGACCCGCAACAAGGACTGGTCGGCGTCCTACGGCACGACCTGGGACGACAGTTCGCAGGGGGCCGAACTCTATGACGGGTTCATCGCTGCAGCCGTGGCGGAAGCCATCGCCGAGGATGCCGCCTGGTACTGCTGGCACGCCTCGCGCCGCCAGGCGATGCTCGAAGCCTGCTGGGAGAAGGCGGGCGCCTTCGTGCACCAGCAGATCATCTGGGTGAAGGACCGCGGCGTCCTGACCCGGTCCCACTACCTCTGGAAACACGAGCCCTGTTTCATGGGCTGGCGCCGCCCGAACCGCCCGCCAAAGGTCGCCGAGCAGACGCTGGCCTCGACCTGGGAGATGCCGTCCTTCGCCAAGGACGAGCGGCCCGACCACCCGACGCCGAAACCGCTCGACGCCTTCGGCATCCCGATGCGCCAGCACGTTGCCCGGGGCGGGCTCTGCTATGAGCCATTCTCGGGCTCGGGCTCGCAGATCATGGCGGGCGAAACCAATGGCCGCCGCGTCTTCGCGATGGAAATCAGCCCCGCCTATGTCGACGTCGCCGTGGAGCGCTGGCAGGCGGACACGGGGCGCGAGGCAATCCTCGATGGCGACGGCCGGACCTTCGCGCAGGTGAGAACCGAGCGGCTGGGCGACGATGCCGACGCCCCGGCCGATGCCACGGCAACGGACGCAGCCCCCGAACCCGCGCGCAAGCGCAAGACCGCCGCGTGACATGCATGACCTGGCTTTACCTTCCTCCGGACGCGCTTCCGGGGCCGGAGACGCATGCCTCTTCGGCCTCTCACTCTGCTCCGGCGCGGGCGGTCTCGACCTCGGGCTCGCCATCGCCATCCCCGGATATCGTGCTGTGGGCCATGTTGAACGGGAAACCTATGCCGCAGCCACTCTCGTGGCGCGGATGGAAGACGCGTCCATGGATCAGGCTGTTGTCTGGGACGACGTTGCCACCTTCGACGGCCGCCCTTGGCGCGGCGCGGTGGACATCGTCACTGCGGGCTATCCGTGCCAGCCGTTCTCCGTCGCGGGCAAGCGCCGGGGTGCAGACGATCCGCGGCACCTCTGGCCGCATGTCGCCCGCATCATCGGCGAGATCGAGCCGCCCTTCGTCTTCCTCGAGAATGTCGGCCATCATCTCCGCCTCGGCTTCCCCGAAGTCGCCGCAGGACTGGTCGGCATGGGCTACAAGCTTGCGGCAGGCCTCTTCACGGCGGCGGAAGTCGGCGCACCGCACAAGCGCGAGCGGCTGTTCATCCTCGCCATCCGCGAGGGGGACGAACTGGCCGACCCCGCGCGCCTGCTCTGGCACCCGGTCGAGTGGCGGGAACCGAACGGAACTGCTGCGGCTCTGGCCGACGCCCCGGGCCAGCGCCAACGAGAACCGGCAGACGAAGCCAACGCCGTCGCAGGCAGCGGGGCAGCACGGGATGAACCTCGCGACGACGGCCGCGATGTGGCCGACGCCGCAGACCGACAGCTTTCGCAGCAGGGGTGGCGCGCGGAGGGACGAGAAGGGTCTGGACCAGCTGGCGAGGGACTGGCCGACGCCGATGGCCAGCGACGGCTGCAAACCGAGCGCGGGCAACCGGCGGACAGCCGACCTGACCCATGCGGCCGGGATGTGGATGACGCCGACGGCGCGCGATCACAAGGATGGGGCGACGACATTAGCGAACACGCCGGTGAACGGCCTGCTTGGCCGCCAGGTTCTGGTGACGCCGATGGCTGGGCGCGATACCTCCGAGCCGCGCCGGACCTTGAACCCGCTGTTCGTCGAGGCGCTGATGGGCTGGCCCACCGGGTGGACCGGCTTCGGCTCTGTGGCAACGGCGTGGTCCCGCTGGTTGCAGCGCATGCGCTGCGAACTCTCGCGGCTGAATTGCTGGCCGATGGATGAGGCGGCGACATGAAGCAATCCCGCCTCATGTCGCTGGTCGAGTCCGTCGCCAATGTGATCGTCGGCTACGGCGTCGCCGTGGTCACGCAGATCCTGATCTTTCCGATCTTCGGGCTGCACACGACGCTGGCCCAGAACCTGAAGATGGGCGCGGTGTTCACCGTGGTGAGCATAGCGCGGTCCTACGTCCTGCGGCGGCTGTTCGAACGGCTGCAGCGGAACACATAGCTTCGGGCAGTTACGATCTTTTTGCCGGCCGCGCATGAGGTGTATGGTGTGCCAAGTTCAGTAGGGACAGCAGCATGCCGCAACTTGAAGTCAAAGGGCTTGATCGAAGCGAATGGGGAAATTCGATTGTTCGAGTGCATCACTCACATCGAAGCGGAATTGGTCGATACGGTGTCGCTCGAGTAACAAACACGGCTGATCGATCGAGGTCATACGATACGGTTATTCTTGGCCACGATGATGACAGCGCGATCTACATGGCCTTTGATGCGAGGCAGGCGCTCGGAGTGGAAAAGGGCGAACGCCTGAATTTCGATCTCCAAGCGCTCGGATGGTTTGGCAAGATGCGCTGGTACCTTCGGACGCCGGATCCCCGGATCTATATCCCGGCGTGGCTCGCTGTTTGGTCGGTAGGCCTTGGCGCAATTGGGATCGTACTTGGGGTCATTTCGCTTCTTAAATGATCATGCATGCCGCCGCCCAGTCGGGGCGGCGGCCTGAGTTCTTGCGCGGGCGATCAGGCTGCCGGAAGCCGATAGACCCGCCCGCGCCCATCGACCTTCTCCGAGATCACCTCGAGCCCGAGCTTCTTCTTCAGCGCCCCGGCCATCGCACCGCGCACTGTATGCGACTGCCAGCCCGTCGCGGCCATGATCTCCTCGATGGTCGCGCCGTCCGGCGCGCGCAGCATGGCGATCAGGGTGGCCTGCTTCGTTCCCTCGCGCGGTGTGCGCGTCTTGGGCGCAGCCTTCGGTTCGGTGGGGGTGTCCGGCGCGGGCTCCTCGGTCGGCGCGTCCGTCGCGCCCACAGGCGCGGCGTCTGCGTCGTCGTGCTCGATGCCGATGGCGGCGAGGCCCGCGTCGGTGGCGACAAGCGTGACGCCGTGGCCGTCGCCGGTCTCGCGCCAGACGGGCTCGCCCTTGCGCATGTCGGCGTCGACCTCCTGCAGGAAGCCCTTGGCAAGCATCGCGCCGACCACCTTGGCGGCGGCTCCGCCGCGCAGGCTCTCGGGCAGCGGCAGGGCGATGTGCTCGGGCCGCTGGGCGGCGGCGCTCAGGATCAGGGCTTGGGTGTCGGATAGTTTGGTCATCGTCGTCTCCTGTATCAGGGCGCGCAGAATGCGGGCCCTTCTACGAGGTCGAGCCCGCCAGTCGGCGGGCGGAACCGGGAGCGGGTCGTCTCACTCGGCGTGTTCGCCTTCATTGAAGGCCATGTCGGTGATCTCGCGCAGCTTGGCGCGGTAGTGGTTCAGGGTGCCGACATGGCCCCAGTTGATCTCGTCGGGGCTGGTCTCGAAATGGTCCGCGCTGAGGGCGGCGAGCCGCTCCAGCATCGCGTCGATCTCGGTCTTCGCGGCGATGAAGGCGTCGAGGGCTTTCGTGTTGTCCTGTGCGCGGCGGGTCATCGTGGTGGCTCCGTGGTGAGTTGCATCGTCCTTGTAGGATGGACGTTCGCTCCGGTGGCGACGCTTATCAACTCGATAAGAACATGATATTGAATGATAATCGGAGACGTCGATGCAGGGCCTGAGCGAGCGCCAGTACGCCGCCCATGTCGGGCTGTCGCGGGGCGCGATCCAGAAGGCGAAGACGGCCGAGCGGCTGGTGCTCTATCCCGACGGCAGCATCAACGCGGCGGCCAGCGACGCCAGACGGGCCGAGACGACGGACCCGTCGAAGACCCGCAAACCGCCCGCGCCGAAGATGAAACCCGTCCCTGAGGCTGCCGTGGCCGCCGTCGGCGACACGCTGCGCGAACAGGGGCTGGCTGTTCCGGCGGTGGGCGGCGGGACGACCTTCCTGCAGGCCAAGACCGCGAACGAGGTGCTGAAGGCGCAGGAGCGGCGCATCCGGCTCCAGAAGCTGAAGGGGGAGTTGATCGAGCGGGCCCGCGCGCTGGCGCTGGTGTTCCGGCTGGCGCGGGAGGAACGGGACGCGTGGGTGAACTGGCCCGCGCGCGCGGCGGCGCTGATGGCGGCTGAGCTGTCGGCGGCATCCAGCGACGCGACGGGTCAGCAGATCGCCATGGAGCCAGCCGCGATGCAGAAAGTGCTGGAGAGACATGTACGCGCCCACCTCGACGAGCTTGCCGAGGTCCGGCCCGACTTCCGGTGATGATGATGGCCTGACCGATTTCGACGGCGTGGGCGAGATCCTTCGCGCCTGGGGCAATGGGCTGCGGCCCGACCCGGACCTGACCGTCTCGGAATGGGCGGACCTCCACCGGATGCTGTCGGGCCGCGCCTCGGCCGAGCCGGGGCGCTATCGCACGGTGCGCACGCCCTACATGCGCGAGATCATGGACCGGCTGTCGCCCGGCGATCCGACGCAGCGGATCGTCTTCATGAAAGCGGCGCAGGTCGGCGCGACGGAGGCTGGCAACAACTGGATCGGGTTCGCCATCCACCAGGCGCCGGGGCCGATGCTGGCGGTCCAGCCGACGGTGGAACTGGCCAAGCGGAACTCGAGGCAGCGGATCGACCCGCTGATCGACGAGAGCCCGGAACTGCGGGAGCGGGTCAAACCGGCCCGGTCCCGCGACGCGGGCAACACCATGCTGTCGAAGGAGTTCGCGGGCGGCATCCTGATCATGACCGGGGCCAACTCGGCGGTCGGGCTTCGCTCCACGCCCGCGCGGTACATCTTCCTTGACGAGGTCGACGCCTATCCGGCCTCGGCCGACGAGGAAGGCGATCCGGTGACGCTGGCGGAAGCCCGGTCGCTGACCTTCGCCCATCGGCGCAAGGTGCTGCTGGTCTCGACGCCCACCATCCGGGGGCTGAGCCGGATCGAGCGCGAGTACGAGGCCAGCGACCAGCGCCGGTTTTTCGTGCCGTGCCCGCATTGCGGCGCGATGCAGTGGCTGAAGTTCGACCGCCTGCGCTGGCAGAAGGGCAAGCCGGAGACGGCGGAATATCACTGCGAGGGCTGCGACGCGGCAATCGCGGAACACCACAAGACGGCGATGCTGGAGGTTGGCGAATGGCGGGCGACCGCCACGGCCGCCGATCCAACCACGGTCGGGTATCACCTCTCGGCGCTCTATTCGCCGATCGGCTGGCTGAGCTGGGAGCGGATCGTGCGGGCCTGGGACGCGGCGCAGGGGTCGGACGAGGCGATCAAGGCATTTCGGAACACGATCCTCGGCGAAACCTGGGACGAGACCGGCGAAGCCCCCGACTGGCAGCGGCTCTACGACCGGCGCGAGCGCTGGACATCCGGCACGGTGCCCGCGGGCGGGCTGTTCCTGACCGCCGGGGCCGACGTGCAGAAGGACCGGATCGAGGTCGATGTCTGGGCCTGGGGCCGCGGTCTGGAAAGCTGGCTCGTCGATCACGTCGTGATCGAGGGCGGGCCGGACCGGCATGACGCGTGGTCGGAGCTGACCGCGCTGCTCGACCGATCCTGGCCGCATGAGCGCGGCGCGCATCTTCGGATCGCGCGGCTCGCCATCGACACGGGCTACGAGGCCCCGGCGGTCTATTCCTGGTCGCGGGCGCAGGGGTTCGCGCAAGTGTCGCCCGTGAAGGGTGTCGAGGGGTTCAACCGCTCGAGCCCGGTCTCCGGCCCGACCTTTGTTGACGCGACCGAGGGCGGCAAACGGCTGCGGCGCGGGGCGCGGCTCTGGACCGTCGCGGTGTCGACCTTCAAGGCGGAGACCTACCGCTTCCTGCGGCTGGCGCGCCCGACCGAGGAGGAGATGGCCGACGGGGCGGCGTTCCCGCCCGGGTCGGTGCATCTGCCGCACTGGGTCGAGAACGAATGGCTGAAGCAGTTCGTGGCCGAGCAACTGGTGACGGTGCGCACCAAGCGCGGCTTCGCCCGGCTGGAATGGCAGAAGCTGCGCGAGCGGAACGAGGCGCTGGATTGCCGGGTCTATGCCCGCGCCGCCGCCTGGATCGCGGGCGCGGACCGCTGGCCCGACGAAAAATGGCGCGACCTCGAGGATCAGCTCGGGGCGGCGCCCACCGACACCGATCCCGCCGGGCAGATCAACCGGCCGGGACAGGCCCCGCAGGGCAAACGCCGCTCCGACTGGCTCGGACGGCGCGGAGGATGGTTCTGATGACCGACTGGACGGAAACCGAGCTGTCGGCGCTGCGCCGGGCCTATGCCAGCGGCACGACCCGGGTCAGCTATGACGGCAAATCGGTGGACTATGGCTCGGCCGAGGATCTGCTGGCGCGCATCCGCACCATCGAGCGCGCCATCGCGGGCGTGGGCCGTCCGCTGCCGGTGGCCGGGCTCGCAAGCTTTAGCCGCGGGGATCGCTGATGTCGGCGACCTGGTTCGACCACGCCATCGCAACTGTGGCGCCGCGCATGGCGGCCCGCCGCGTGCTGGCGCGTCAGGCCTTCGAGATCCTGACGCGCGGTTACGACGGCGCGGCGCGCGGGCGGCGGACGGAAGGCTGGCGCGCGCCGGGATCCTCGGCCGACACCGAGATCGGCGTCGCCGGGGCGCTCTTGCGCGACCGGATGCGCGATCTGGTGCGCAACAACCCGCATGCGGCCAAGGCCGTAGCGGTGCTGGTCAACAACATCATCGGCGCAGGGATCATGCCGCGCGCCGCCAGCGGCGACGACACGCTGGACCGCAAGGTCGATGCGCTCTTCGAACGCTGGACGGCGGAGTGCGACGCCGACGGCCAGCTCGACTTCTACGGCCTGCAGACGCTGATCTGCCGCGAGATGGTCGAGGCGGGCGAGGTGCTGGTGCGCCGCCGTCTGCGTCGCGCTAGCGACGGCCTGCCTGTGCCGCTGCAATTGCAGGTGCTGGAAGCCGACTTCCTCGACGCCACGAAATCCGGCGCCCTCGGCGCGGGGCGGCTGGTGCAGGGGATCGAGTTCGACCCGGTCGGCAAACGCCGGGCATACTGGCTCCATGCCGAGCATCCGGGCGACGCCTACGGGGCCTTGCAGAACGGCCTGCAGAGCCGCCCGGTCCCGGCGACCGAGATCGCCCATGTCTACGAGAAGCAGCGCACGCAGGCGCGCGGCGTTCCATGGGGCGCGCCGGTGATCCGCAGCTTGCGCGATCTCGACGATTACGAGGTGGCCGAGCTGGTCCGCAAGAAGACCGAGGCCTGCGTCACCGCCATCGTGTTCGGCGACGACGAGGCGCAGCAGGGCATCGCGCCATCCGTGGTCGACGCCGACGGTAACCGGGTCGAGCAGTTCGAGCCGGGGCTGATCGCCTATGCCCGCGGCGGCAAGGACATCCGCTTCAACCAGCCCTCGGCGACCGGCGGCTACGGTGAATACAAGCGGGCGAGCCTGCACACGATCTCGGCAGGGTTCCGGGTGCCCTACGAGCTGCTGACCGGCGATCTCAGCCAGGTGAACTATTCCTCGATCCGGGCGGGGCTGGTGGAGTTCCGCCGCCAGATCGACGCCGTGCAATGGCAGCTGTTCATCCCGATGTTCTGCGCGCCGGTCTGGCGCTGGTTCACCGAGGCCGCGTGGGCGGCGGGGCTGATCCCGTCGCCGACCGTGCCGGTGGAATGGTCGCCGCCGAAGTTCGAGGCGGTCGATCCGCAGAAGGACGCAATGGCGAACCTGCTGTCGATCCGGTCCGGCACCATGACGCTGGCCGAGGTGATCGCCCGGCAGGGCCGCAACCCCGACGCCGTACTGGCCGAGATCGCCGCGACCAACGCCAAGCTCGACGCGCTGGGGCTGGTGCTCGACAGCGACCCGCGCCGCGTCACCAAGACCGGCAGCGCGCAGACGAGCGATCCGGCAACCGATCCGGCCGACGACGACACCACCGCCGAAGCGGATGAAACCGATCCGGCACAGGCCGACCAACAGGACTGACCCCATGGACACGATGATCGAACTGCCGGCCATGCGCCGGTCGGCGGAGCTTGCGCCGAACACGGCCGACGCCGACAGCCGCACCGTCGAGGTGGTCTGGTCGGCAGGCGCGCGCGTCCGCCGCGCGACCTTCTTCGGCGAGCCCTATGACGAGGAGCTCAGCCTCGACCCGTCCCATGTTCGGCTCGACCGGCTGAACGCGGGGGCGCCGTTCCTGAAGGTGCACGAGCTCGACACGCTCGACGCGGTGATCGGCTCGGTCGTGCCGGGCTCGGCCCGGATCGAGAACGGCCGCGGCATCGCGCTCGTGCGGATCAGCGAGCGCGCCGATGTCGACCCGATCTGGCGCGACATCCAGGCCGGGCACATCCGTGCGGTCTCGATCGGTTACCAGGTCCACCGCTTCGAGGTCTCGAAACCCGAGGCCGCCCGCGAACTCTGGCGCGCGGTGGACTGGACCCCGTTCGAGGTCTCCGCCGTCGCGGTAGGGGCTGACCCCGCCGCGGGCTTCCGCGCCCAGCATCCCCTTCACGACTGCGTCCTCCACCGCCGGGACGCCCCTTCCACCACGAAAGGACCGATCCCGATGACGGATAAGACCGAAACCCCGGCGCTCGACGCCGCGACCCCCGCCACCACCCAGCCGACCGAGCCGGTCGAAACCGAGGACACCACCATGACCGAGCCGAAACCGGCTGCGCCCGACCCGAAGGTCGCGGCCAGCGAGACGCGCAGCCAGCCGAAGCCGCAGGCAACTCCCGCGCCCGACACCGAGGCGGTCGCCACCCGCGCCCGCGAAGCCGAGCGCGATCGCGTCTCCACCATCTACGATCTGGCCGGGCGGCTGAACCTGGAACGCGGCTTCGCCGAGGACCTGGTGAAGCGCGGCGTCAGCGTCGACGAGTCCCGCCGCCTGATCCTCGATCAGGTCGCCGCGAAATCTGACGAGACCCGGACCTTCCCGCACGTCTCCGTTCCGCTTGGCGGCCGGGACGAGCGCATCACCCGGCGCGATGCAGTGGCGAACGCGCTGCTGCACCGCTACAGCCCGACGCTGTTCCAGCTGGAGGACGCCGCCCGCCAGTATCGCGGCATGACGCTGCTGGAACTGGCCCGCGAAAGCCTCGGCAATGCCGGGGTCAACACGCGCGGCCTGTCGCGCGACGAGGTGGCGACGCGGGCGCTGCACTCGACCTCGGACTTCCCCGAGATCCTGTCGGCGGTCACCAACAAGACCCTCCGGCAGGCCTACGAGGCCTATCCCCGCACCTTCATGCTGTTCTGCCGCCAGGTGCTCGCCACCGACTTCAAGGCCATGCACCGGGTCCAGCTCGGCGAGGCGCCGCAACTGCTCGAGGTCGGCGAAAGCGGCGAGTTCAAGCGCGGCACGCTGGGCGAGAGCAAGGAGAGCTACAAGGTCAAGACCTATGGCCGGGTGGTCGCGATCACCCGTCAGACGCTGATCAACGACGATCTCGACGCCTTCACCCGCATCCCGGCCATGTACGGCAACTCCATCGCGCAGCTGGAGTCGGACGTGGTCTGGGGCATCATCACCGCCAACCCGGCGATGGCCGACGGCAACGCGCTGTTCCACACCACCCACAAGAACCTCGCGGGCACCGGTGCGGCGCTCGATGTGAGCAGCGTCGGCGCGGCGCGCGCCGCCATGGCCAAGCAGACCGGTCTCGACAAGAAGACGGTGCTGAACGTCCGCCCCGCCTTCCTGATCGTGCCCGCCTCGCTGGAACTGAAGGCCGAGCAGCTTGTCGCCCAGAACCTCGTGCCAGCCGCGACGTCCAGCGTCGTGCCGCAGTCGATCCGCACGCTCGCGCCGATCAGCGAGCCGCGCCTCGACGCTGCCAGCGAGACCGCCTGGTACCTGGCGGCCAGCCCGAACCAGATCGACACCATCGAGTACGCCTATCTCGAGGGCCAGCAGGGCGCCTACATCGAGACGCGCAACGGCTTCGACGTCGACGGCGTCGAGATCAAGTGCCGCCTCGACTTCGGCGCGAAGGCCATCGACTGGCGCGGCCTCTACAAGAACCCGGGCGCGTAACGCACCCATCCTGAACACTGAAACGCGGGCGGTCCTGATGGGCCGCCCTTCGTCGTTCCAAAAGGATCCTCCCCATGAAAAACTTCGTCCAGCCCGGCAACACCATCACCCTGACCGCCCCCTATGCCGTCGCCTCGGGCGATGGCCTGCTCGTTGGCTCCATCTTCGGCGTGGCCGCAGGGGATGCCGCCAATGCCGAAACAGTCGAAACAGCCCTTGTCGGCATCTTCGACCTGAAGAAGGTCGCAAGTCAGGCCTGGTCCACCGGCGACAAGGTCTATTGGGACAACACCAATAAGGAAGCCACCAAGACCGCCACAGCGAACACGCTCATCGGTGTGGCGACCGAAGCTGTTGCTGGCGGCGCGGGTGACCTGATCGGCCGTGTACGCCTGAACGCGAGCTTCTGATGACCGCGTTTGCCTCCGTCGTTGATGCGCTGTTCGCGGATCCCAACATCGGGCGAGACGCGGTCTACACCTCCGACGGCGGCGCGCCCTTGCTGGTGCGTGCCGTCGCCCGGCGCGCTGACGCGGTTACCGACTTCGGCGACGCGCGGCTCTGGTCGGAAACCACCCGCATAGACCTGCGCGCGGCGGAGGTGCAATCGCCGCGCCCCGGCGACCGCATCGAAATCGACGGCGAGGCATTCCTCATCCAGGGCGAGCCCGTCCGTGATCGCGAGCGGCTGGTCTGGACCGTCGATCTGCGCCCAGCGTGACCGTGATGAAGCTGAAGCTCGACATCGATCCAGACATCGTCGCGATGATGGCGGCCGAGGTCGCCGCGGGCGAACGCGCCGTCACGGCCGCCATGCGCGAGGCCGGGACCGGGCTGAAGGCCGCCTGGCGGCTGCAGATCACCGGCGCGGGGCTTGGGCCCCGGCTTGCCAACTCGATCCGAAGCCAGAACTTTCCGAAGTCGGGCGAAAGCCTGGAAGCCGCGGCGCTGGTCTGGTCGAAGGCCCCGGTCATCGTCGGCGCGCATGACACCGGCCCGCTGATCCGCTCGAAGAATGGGTTCTGGCTGGCGATTCCGCTGCCAGCCGCAGGCAGGTCACTGCGCGGTGGCCGGATCACGCCCGGCGAATGGGAGCGCCGCCGTGGCCTGCGCCTGCGCTTCGTCTATCGCCGGACGGGTCCGAGCCTGCTGGTGGCAGAAGGACGGCTGAACACGAAGGGCCAGGCAGTGGTGTCGCGCTCGAAGACCGGGCGCGGAAAGCTCACCGCGCCGATCTTCCTGCTGGTACCGCAGGTGAAGCTGCCGAAGCGGCTGGACTTGGCGCGGGATGCAGACCGGGCGTTGGACATCGTGCCGGGGCTGATCGTGGCGAATTGGGCGGAGGGGAAGTGGTGATCACCTCGGCGCGTCTTGTGCCCCGGCATGTCCGAGATCGACGGCTCGCCTCACCCGGCGCAGCACGACAGCTTTGCCACGTCCATGTCGAAGGTCTGCGCGGCGAGTTTCAGGCCCTCGACCGTGGTGAGGTAGGGGAAGATCGTCTCGCCGAGCGCCCGGGTCGTCATGCCGGCCTTCAGCGCCATCACCAGCGTCTGGATGCTGTCGGCCCCCTCCGGTGCCAGGATCACGCCGCCCAGCAAGCGGTCGGTCCCGGCATCCGCAACCAACTTGATCAGACCCCGCGTATCGCGGGCGGCAAGCGCGCGGGGCACGTTCTCGAGCGCAAGCACGCTGGTCTTGACCTCGTGGCCCGCCGCGCGGGCCTGCGCCTCGGTCAGGCCCACCCCCGCCACTTGCGGGTCGGTGAACACCACCCAGGGCATCGCGGCGTTGTCGTAACGCATCGATCCCAGCCCGAGCGCATTCATCACCGCGATTTTCGCTCCATAGGCGGCCATATAGACGAACTGGTCGCGGTCGGTGACGTCGCCGGCGGCATAAACGCCGGGCCGCGTGGTAGCCATGTCAGGTCCGACGACGATGGACCCGCGACGGTCGGTCTCGATGCCCATCCCGGCCAGATCCAGCCCCTCGGTGTTGGGCACCCGCCCCGTCGTCAGGACGAGGTGGTCGGCCCGCAGGTCGCGGGCGGCCCCGTCCTGCGTCACGCTCAGCACCCCGCCGTCCCCGTCGCGCCGCGCGGCGCCATAGGTCACGCGATCGAGAATCGTGACACCCTCGGCGCGCAGGATCCCGGCAAGGGCTTCGGACACCTCCGGTTCGGCCTGCGGCAGGAGGCGCGAACGGCACAGGATGGTGACGCGCACCCCCAACCGCGCCATCATCTGCGCAAGCTCCACGCCGATATAGCCGCCGCCGAGGAAGATCACGCTTTCGGGAAGGAGCTCCAGGTCGAGCAACCGAGTGCTGTCGAGCGTCGGTATCGCGTCGATTCCGGCAATGGCCGGCACGGCGGGCCGCCCGCCGGTGGCGACAATGATCCTGGGCGCCGTGATCCTGCGCCCACCAACCTCGACCCCGCCCTCGACGAGCCGCGCCGGACCCTCGTCGATATAGGTCACGCTGTCATAGCCCGGCAGCAGGTCTGCGTATTTCTTCTGCCGCAGCGTCGCGACAAGATCGTCCTTGGCCGCGACCAGAGCCGACCAATCGGCAACCTGCGCCTCCCCCCTCAGCCCCGGGAACCGGGATGCCGCGCGGGCGCTATGCAGCGCCTCTGCAGCACGTATCATCGTCTTCGAGGGCACGCAGCCGACGTTCACGCAGGTGCCGCCGATGGTGCCATGGCCGATCAGGGCCACGCGCTTGCCCCCGTCGGCGGCGGTGATCGCGGCCGAGAACCCGGCCGACCCAGCGCCGATCACGGCGAGATCGAAGTCGCGCAGGGGCGCGCAGCAGTCGTCTTTCATCCTGTCATCCATCTTCTTGAGCAGGTATCGGTTCAGCCCGAAACGCGCGCCGGGTAGCCCGCGTTGGCCGAAGCGGTCGCGATTACCTCGGCGCTGGTCGCGGCGGGATCGAAGATCACCGTGGCGGTGCGGGCGTTGAAGTCGATCTCGACGCTGCGGACGCCCGCGACGCCCTCCATGGCGCGCTTCACGGTGATCGGGCAGAGAGCGCAAGTCATGTTGTCGACCGCGAAAACGACAATCTGCTCGGCGGCGACGGTCTGCGCCGTGGCAGGAGCGGCCGTGATCGGCGCAACAGCGGTCAGACCGGAGAGCGCACCGAACAAGGCGGCAGCGAGGAACTTCTTCATGGCCGTTTCCTTTCGGGTCAGTAGAGAAGCGGGGCCCACCAGCCGATGGTGAGCGCGGCAAGAACGAGGATGAGGGCGGCCCAGAGAGCGGCCTTGGTGATCCGCGTCGAGGCGGGGCTTGCGCAGTAGGAGCCGGGCTCGCAGACCACCGGTTTTCGGAAATAGACCTGCCGGAAGCCCGCGCCGATGAAGCCGAACGCGATCACGGCGAAGATGGGCTTGTAGGGTTCCAGCGCGGTCAGGTTGCCGATCCAGGCGCCGGAGATGCCCAGCGTCAGCAGCACCAGCGGCCCGATGCAGCAGGCCGAGGCAAGGATTGCGCCCAGCACCCCGCCCGCCGCCAGCCAGCCCCTGCGGGCCGGGCGATCCGCGCCCGCACTATCCGTTCTGTCGTCTGTCAGCGCCATATCGTGCACCTCTCGTCTGCGATTGACGATGGGTGTAAGGTCTGTAGCAACTACAGGCTCAAGAGGGAATCTGCCCATGACCGATCACGAGCGCGAGAGCGGCTTCACGCGCGGCGACCTGGCCCGAGCGACCGGCTGCAACATCGAGACGATCCGCTATTACGAAAAGACCGGCCTTCTGCCCGACCCGCCACGGACCGGCGCCGGATACCGCATCTATTCGGCGATCCATGTCCGGCGCCTGCGCTTCATCCTCCGCGCCCGGGAACTCGGGTTCCCGATGGAGGATATCCGGGGCCTCATAGGGCTGGAGGACGGCGCTGCGCCGACCTGCGCCGAGGTCAGGGACCGGACCGAGCGCCACCTTGCCGACGTTCGCGCCAGGATCGCGGATCTGAGGCGGATCGAAGCCGTCCTCGCGGCAACCGCATCCAGGTGTTCGGGCGCCGACGTTCCAGACTGTCCGGTTCTCGATGCAATTTCCAACCCGGCCGATCGATGACAACTCGCGAAACCATCCTCGCCGCGCTGCATGCGCGGCTCTCGGCGCTGCCCGCCACCGCCCTGCGCGGCGAGGTGTTGCCCGAACGCGTGCCGGCAGAAGGGCTCCTGATCCTGCGCGACGGTGAGCCGGGAGAGCCCGAGGTGACGCTCTCGCCGCTCGCCTACCACTACCAGCACCGCGCCGAGATCGAGGCGATGGTCCAAGGCGCCGACCGTGACACCGCTTTCGACACGCTGACCGCCAGCATCGGCACCGCACTGGCCGCCGACCGCACACTGGGCGGGCTCTGCGATTGGGTCGAAGCGGAAGCCCCGCGCTCGGTCGATCTGCCGGTCGAGGGCGCAGCCAGCCTGAAGGCCGCCATGATCCCGGTGATCCTGCACTATTCCACGGCCGATCCGCTCGGCTGATCCCGACAACCCGAGGAGACTACCATGGCACGAGCCCAGGGGGCGCGGGCGCAGATGGCGCTTGCGTTCGAGACGACCTATGGAGCGCCACCTGCCAGCGGCTTCACGCGGATGCCGTTCGCCAGCGCGACGCTGGGGGCGGAGCAGCCGCTCCTGAACAGCGAGCTGCTCGGTTACGGCCGCGATCCGCTGGCGCCGATCAAGGACGCGCTGACGGCCGACGGCAATGTCGTCGTGCCGATAGATGCGGAGGCCTTCGGCTTCTGGCTGAAGGCGGCCTTCGGCCAGCCGATCACCACTGGCACCGCTGCGCCCTACAGCCACGAGTTCCGCTCGGGCAGCTGGGTGCTACCCTCGATGTCTATCGAGACTGGCATGCCCGAGGTGCCGCGCTTCGCGATGTATTCGGGATGCATGCTCGACACACTGTCATGGCAGATGCAGCGTTCAGGCCTTCTTACCGCGGCCGCGAGCCTCGTGGCCCAAGGCGAGGCCATCGCCACGACTTCTGCCGCTGGCACGCTGGCCGAGATCGCTCTCCAGCGCTTCGGGCATTTCAACGGGGCGATCACGCGCAACGGCCAGCCCCTTGGCAACATCGTCTCGGCCGAGATCACCTATGCCAACAACCTCGACCGGATCGAGACGATCCGCTCGGACGGGCGCATCGACGGCGCCGACCCATCCATCGCGGCGCTGACGGGCCGGATCGAGGTGCGCTTCGCCGACCAGACGCTGGTGACGCAGGCGATCAATGGCGAGGCCTGCGAGATGGAGTTCGCCTACGTCCTGCCCTCGGGCGAGAGCTTCACCTTCACGGTGCACGCCGTCTACCTGCCGCGCCCGCGGATCGAGATCTCCGGGCCGCAGGGCGTACAGGCGACGTTCGACTGGCAAGCGGCGCGCGACAGCGTGGTCGGCCGGATGTGCACCGCAACCCTGATCAACGACATAGAGGTGTACTGATGCTCGCTCTCGACCTGACCAACGCTCCGCGCTGGCACGATCTCGCTACCGGCGTCCGCGTGCAGCTGCGCCCGCTGACCACCGCGCTGATGGTGGCGACGCGCAGCGACCCAGCCATCGAGGCAGTTCCCGAGGAGGCCTCTGACGAGGAGCGCGCCGTCGCCTTCGCCAAGGCTCTCGCGCGGCGGGCGGTGCTCGCCTGGGAAGGCATCGGCGATGCGGACGGCAAGCCCATCGAGCCGAGCCCCGAGGCCATCGATGCGCTGCTCGATGTCTGGCCGATCTTCGAGGCCTTCCAGCTGACCTACGTCTCCAAGGGCCTGCTGCTGGAACAGGAAAAAAACGCCTCCGCGCTCTCGCCGACTGGTCCTTCGGCGGGGGCGAGCGCTACTGCCAAGCCTGTGCGCAAGCCTGCCCGGACTGCCCGGCGCGGCTGAACCGTCCGGAAACGCCGGAGGGTTGGCAGGTCTGGGACCTGGTCGGCCGCCTTGGCGGCCAGCTGCGTGTCCTGCCCGGCGCCGTCATCGGCTGGGATCTGAGTGCTGCGCTCGCCCTCGGCGACGCCCTCGGCGTGCCGCCGCTCGCCATGGCCGAACTGCTGCCCGTCATCGAGGCGGTGATGGTCGCCAAGCTCAACGAACAGATGGATCATTCCAATGGCTGAGAAGCGCGTTTCTGTCCGCCTCGCCGCCGTGGGCGGACGGCAGGTGCGCGCCGAACTGGAAGGTGTCGGCGAGGCTGGTGCGCGCGGCTTCGGCCGGCTGAGCCGGGAGATGGAGGCGGCGAACGCCCGGCTCGCTGCTTTCTCGCGCCGGGTGCGCGTGGCCGCCGCTGCCGCCGTGGCAGCTGCCGCCGCCGCTGGTGTGGCGATGATCCGCTCCGGGCTTCAGACGGTGGATGCGCAGGCCAAGCTCGCCCAGTCCCTCGGGACTACCGTCGCCTCGATCCAGACGCTGGAGCGCGCGGGCGAACTGGCGGGCGTGTCGATGTCCGGCATCGAGCAGGCGACCAAGGATCTGACGCGCCGTCTCAGCCAGGCCGCCGCCGGGACCGGTCCCGCCGCCGATGCGCTGGACCGGCTCGGGCTTTCCGCCAACGACCTGATTGCCCTGCCACTGGACCAGCGGGTGGGCGCCATCAACGCCGCCATCGAGAGCTTCGTGCCGGTTGCCGAACGTGCGGCGGTCGCGGGACAGCTTTTCGGCGAGGAAGGCTCCATTGCCATGTCGCGGATCGACACCGCGACGCTCCGCCAGGCGACCGAGGACGTGCGCGCCTTCGGCGTCGTGGTGTCCGAGCAGGACGCGGACCAGATCGAGCGCACGAACGACGCGATCTCCCGGCTCGGGCTGATCTGGCGCGGGTTGTCGAACCAGCTCGCAGTCGCCGCAGCGCCTGCGCTGGAAGCCGTCGCCAACGCCATGGCGGCGGTGGCCAGCCGCACCGGGCCGCTTGGCATCGCGATCCGCGGCCTCTTCGACAACATCGGCCGCCTGACGACCTATGCTGCCACCTTCGCAGCCTTCCTGGCTGGCCGCTGGGTTGCAGGTCTCGCCGCTGCGGCGCTCTCAGTGCGCGGCCTCGCCACAGCGCTGGTCGTCCTGCGCGGCGCACTGATCCGCACCGGCATCGGCGCGCTGATCGTCGGCGCGGGCGAGCTGATCTACCAGTTTACGCGCCTCGTCTCGGGCGCGGGCGGGTTCGGCAACGCGATGGCGCTTCTGGGCGATCTCGCAAGCGAGGTCTGGGACCGGATCGGCATGGGGGCAGCGAGTGTCGGAGCCTCGGCCATGGCAGCCTTTGCGGACATTCAGGCCTCCGCGGCATCCGCCATGCAGGGCGCGATCGAGGCCGTGGTGGGCTTCGCCAATGCCGCCGTGAACAGCTTCGAGGGCGCCTTCGAGGCGATCAGGGCCGTATGGTCTTTGCTCCCAGCCGCCATAGGCGATCTGGCGTTCCAGGCCGCGAACAGTCTGATCGAGGGCGTCGAGGCGATGCTGAACGGCGTCGTCACCCGGATCAACGGTTTCATCGAGGGTGTGAATGCCGGACTGGAAGCGCTCGGCGTCGAGCGCCGGATCGGGGTCATCGCGGAACTCGATCTCGGCCGCCTCGAGAACCGCTTCGCCGGTGCGGCCACCGAGGCCGCAACGGCCGCGCGCGATGCCTTCGCCTCTGCCTTCGCCGACAACCCGCTCGCCGTGCCTGATCTCGGACTGACGGCAGCCGCCACCGATGCCGCGGCCTCGGCCGAGGCCTGGCGTCAGACGGCCGCCACGCTGGCCGACGGCGCGCTCCAGCCGCTGGCCGCGCTCGACGCCCTTCGCGCCGCGGTCAGCAACACTGGAACGGAGGCCGAGACGGCGCTCGATGGCGCGACGGTCGCTGCAGAGCGCTTCGATGCCGCGCTTTCCGGCGAGGACGGTACAGGACCGGCCGCTGCGCTCGACGAGACCGCCGAGGCGGCCGGGCGCGCGGGCGGCGCCATGCAGACGGCGGCCGATGTCGCGCGCCAGTCCTGGGACGCGGCGCGGACGGCGGTGGAACGCACGCATGAGATCGCGAAGGGACTGGCCGAAGACATCACCGGCCCGATCAAGGAGGCGCTGAAGTCGGGCGAGCTCAGCTGGCAGACCTTCGCTGGCGCCGTGGCCGGCATCGCGCGCAATCTCGCGAACCGCCTGATCGACCAGGCCTTCAAGCCGATCGAGGACGCGCTCTTCCGCGCCTTCTCCGGCGCAGGCACCGGGGGCGGTGGCGGCCTCTTCGGCTGGATCGGGAGCGCCATCGGCGGGCTCTTCGGGATCGGCGGCTTTGCCAGGGGCGGGGCCTTCGCGCAGGCCGGTGAGATCACGGCCTTCGCCCGGGGTGGCGTTGTCAACCGACCGACGGTGTTTCCCTTCGCGCGGGGGATCGGGCTCATGGGCGAGGCTGGACCGGAGGCGATCCTGCCCCTGCGGCGCGGTCCGGGCGGGCGGCTTGGCGTCGAGGCGAACAGCAGTGGCCCGGCACCACAGTCCGCCACCCGCATCGTCAACGTGCTCGATCCCGCCATCGTCGGGGACTACCTCGCGACGCCCGCAGGCGAGCGGCTGATCGTCAACGTGATCCGGCGCAACCGGGGAGGTCTGGATGCCTGAGCGGCTCTGGCCCTTCCCGGTACAAACACCGGTCACGGAAGTGCTCGAATGGTCGACGGATGTCCTGGTCACCGAGGCAGCCGAACAGCGCATCGCGCTTCGCACAAGTCCACGGTCCACGCTGACCCTCTCGCATCTTCTCGATGCCTCAGGGCTTGCTGAAGCTTCCGAACTCGGCCGGGCCCGACCGCTCGACGACTGGATCCTGCCGCTCTGGCATCTGGCACGCCCGGCAACGGCACCGGTCGATGAGACTGACATGACGGTCGTCGTCGACGCGACGGATGGCGCTTTCGACGGCGCTGCACTGGCCATCATCGCTGGCAATGGCGGCGGAGCGCATCTGATCGAGATTGCCGCCGTGCTGCCCGACCGGTTGGAGCTTAGCGCTGCCGCTCGGGTCAGTCTCGTACATGCCATCGTGGCCCCGGTCGGAACCGCTTTCCTCGCGCGGCCCGTCGAGATCGACCGCCGCCGCCAAGGGCTCGGGACGGTCACAGCGAGCTTTACGCTCCGGCTCAGCGACAGCAGCGCTGCTGCCAGCCCCTATCCCCAGCACCAGGGGCTCGACGTGCTGACCGATCCGGCCGTCCTGCGCCAGCCGCTCGCAGAGACGCTCGGCCAGACCGTGGAAGCCATCGACAACGGCTACGGGCCCATCGTGCTTGAACCCGTCCTCTCCCATGTCCAGCGCCGGTCGACCATCACGCTCATCGATCGGGGGCCCGGGCGGCTGACCCGCAGGCGCTGGTTGCTGTCCCTGCGCGGTCGCCAGCGCGCCTTCTGGCTGCCCACCTGGGGCCGGGAACTGGTTCTGCAGGCCGCTGTCACCGCCGGTGCGACGTCCATCATCGTCGCGCCGTTCGCCGATCCCTCGGTGTGGTTTGGCCGACACCTGATGATCGACCACCCGACCGGGCCGGTCTTCCGCGAGATCACCGCCGCCGCATGGGACGCTCTCGGGCTCCGGCTCTCTATCGTCGCGCCCGGCAAGGGCGTAGCCCTCGGCACGCCGATCCACCTCCTCCTGAAGGTCCGCTCGGACGCTGACCGGATCGAACTCACGCACGGGCCGAACCGGACCGAACTGGCGCTGCCGCTGATCGAGACGCCCACATGACCTACGATCTTGCCGAGACATCGACCGCAGAGGGGCGGCCGTATTTTCTCTACCTCTTCGCGGAAGGGGCTGCCGCCTGGCGTTTCACCAGCCGCGGGAGCGTCTGGACATCGCCGGCGGGCGCCATCGGCGACGAGACCGAGGATCTGATATGGGAGCCCTCGGCGGTCAGCCACGGCTCCGTCGTCCAGAGCAGCGACCCCCGTCGGGTGGACCTGTCGGTCACTTTCCCGCTCTCCGATTCATTCGCGCGCCGCTATCTCGGACCCCGGGGCCGGTCGGTGACGACGCTCACCATTTTCCGCGGCCACGAACAGGTCCCGGCCGAGGTGGTCGCGCACTGGAAAGGTCGCATCGTCTCGGCCCGGGTCGAGGGACGGCGCATCACGCTCCGGGCGGAATCGCTCTTCACCTCGATGCGGCGGGAGGGCGTGCGGGCGAAGTACCAGCGGCTCTGCCGCCACGCGCTCTATTCCCGCGGCTGCCGCCTGGACATCGAGACCTTCTTCGTGGGCGGAACCGCGACGGCGCGCTCCGGCCTCGAGATCACCGTGGCCGAGGCCGCGCTCCTGCCGGACGGCTGGTTCCGCGGCGGCGTCCTGCGCCACGCAGGCCTTCTCGGGTTCATCACGGGGCATATCGGAGACCGGCTGACGCTCGCGGGACGCATGCCGGAACTAGAGACGGCGATCGACGATCCGGAGGTGTTGGCCGTCGTCGACCTGGCGCCCGGCTGCGATCTCCGCCGTGACACCTGCGCCGCCAAGTTCGGCAATCTCCTGAACTTCGGGGGTTTCCCCGACATCCCCGGCCGCAATCCCTTCGGCGGCACCAGCATCGTCTGATCCGCCCCAATATCCCGAGCCCCGCCCATGGTCTGGAACTTCGTCGTCCAGATCGTCGCCAGCCTCGTGCTGACGGCGATCTCCTATGCGCTTTCGCCGAAGCCGACGACGGAAGCGCCGAAGGCGGCGGGGCTCGACGACTTCGACCTGCCGACCGCCGAGGAAGGCCGGCCGATCCCGGTGGTCTTCGGCACCGTTCTGCTGCGCGGCCCGAACGTCGTCTGGGCCGGCGATCTCAAGGTCGACCCGATCCGGAAGAAGGGGGGCAAGAAGTGAGGGAGACCCTCATCGTCCGCGCCGAGGACATCCGCGCGGCCCGGCTCTGCTTCCAGGGCGCGCGTCCCTGGTTCCGCCGCCACGGGCTCGACTGGCAGGCTTTCCTCGCTGAGGGGCTGCCCTCCGAGGTGCTGGCCGCCACGGGCGACGCAATGGCGCTGCGCGTGATCGCCGAAGCAGAGAAGCGCGCCGCTCGGATGACTGGCGAGGACTGACATGGGAGGTCGCTCCAAGTCCCAGACCGTCGGCTACAGGTATTCCCTCGGGGCGCATCTCGCGCTCTGCCACGGGCCAGTCGATGCGATCCGCGAGATCCGGGTCGACGACCGCACCGCCTGGTCGATCGGCACCGGCCAGACCAGTGCCGCGGGCACCGGCGTCGGCGCGCTCGCAAGCTACGGCATCGTGGGGGCAATGTCGGCCGCCGCCGCAGCCGTCGGCGACAGCGTGGCCGAGGTGACCTTTCCGGGCACGCTCGCAGGAATCCGCCTCGGCGCGAACTATGACCTGAAGCTCGGCACCGACAACACGACCCGCACGGTGACCGTGCAGGCCGTGAGCTACGACGGCGGCGCCGGCGCCACGACCTGGCTCGTCGAGCCCGCCGCCACGGCCTTCGCCGCACAGTCCGTCACGGTCACCGATGCCGCGAGCCTGCCGAGCCTCAGCGGCGGCGCCGCGGGTGGGCGTATCCGGATCAACAAGCCGAACCTCTTCGGCGGCGAGAGCCGCGAGGGCGGCATCGTCGGCGACATCGACGTCCTGATGGGCGGGACCACGCAGGGCCAGAACGACTACCTGGCCGCGCAGGCGGGGTCGAACGTGCCGGGCTATCGCGGCATCTGCTCGCTCGTCTTGCGGCAAGTCTATCTCGGCCTCAATCCCTACCTGAAGCCATGGGCCGTCCGGCTCACCCGGATTCTGCGCGCGGAGGACGGCAACGCGCAGTGGTATCCGGAGAAGGCGCAGATCGTGCCGGAGGTCCGGATCGGAGATGCCGCGATCTACATCGCCATGGACACCTCGGGCTCCATGTCCGGCAGCCGGATGGCGGCCCAGCGGACCGCCGTGTCGCGGCTCATCGCCGAGATCGGTGCGAACGCCCTGGAGCCGAACGACATCCAGATCGTCACCTGGAACTCGACCGTCTCCGGCACCATCCTGCGCCGCAACGCCGATGCCGCGGCCTATGGCGAACTCAAGGACTGGGTCGACGCGCTGCCGACCACCGTGAGCGGGGGGACGGATTTCGGGGCGGCGGTGAGCCAGGCGGGCGCCTTCTTCAATGGCGCGGGCGGCAAGCGGCGGATCCTGATCTTCGTGACCGACGGCGAACCGAGCCCGGCCTCGAGCCTCGAGAGCGCGAGGGCGACGCTCGCGGGCCTCTCGGAAGTCGACGTCTTCGCCTTCAACATCGCGCTCTCCGACACGAGCGCGACCTCCCAGATCGACAATACGCCCGTCGATGGCGTGCCGGTCGTGCCCGCGGGCGATCCCGAAGTGCTCGTCGCCTCGCTCCGCGCGGCCTTCGGCGAGGGCCCGGACATGAATCCGGCCCATATCATCCGGGAGTGCCTGACGAACCGCGACTGGGGTCTCGGCCACGGCTTCACCGACTTCGGCCCGAGCTTCGCCACCGCCGCCGATGCGCTTTTCGCCGAGGGGTTCGGTCTCTCGCTCCTCTGGCAGCAGGAATCGACGATCGAGGACTTCATCGCCGACGTCCTGAAGCATATCGACGCCTATCTCTACGTCGATCGCCGCTCCGGCCGCTGGGAGCTGAAGCTCATCCGGGCCGACTACGATCCCGAGACGCTGCCGATCTTCGACGAGACCAACGTCGTCGACTGGGGCGAGCTCGGCCGCCGGGAGGCCGCCGATCTGGTGAACTCGGTCACCGTGAAGTTCTCCGACGCAAGGACGGACCAGACCGGATCGGTCAGCGTCACCGACACCGCACTCGTCCAGGACCTCGGTCAGGTCGTCAGCGCCACGGTCGATTATCCGGGGATCCGTTACGAGTCGCTCGCCGTGCGCGTGGCCGAGCGCGATCTGCGCGCGCTCTCGTCGCCGATCCTCTCGGGCGAGATCACCGTCACCCGCGTCGGCGCCGATCTCGATCCGGGCGATGTGATCCGGCTCGTGAGCCCCCGCCGCGGACTTGAGGGCGTCGCGGTCCGCATCGTCGAGATCGATCACGGCGACGGACGCGCGAACGGCGTCCGGCTGCGCATCGCCGAGGACGTCTTCGGGCTCGGTGAGACGGCCCTTGTCGGCGGCGAGAGCGGCGATCCGGGACGGCTGATCCTCCCGCCGAAGCCGCTCGCACGCCGTTGGGTGACGGAGGCACCGTACTGGCTGCTCGTCCAGGAGCTGGGCCACGCGCAGGCCGATGCGCTGCTCGACGAGGATCCGGACGCGGGCGCGCTGGTCGCCGCCGGCGAGCGCCCCTCGGCCGATGCGCTCTCGGCGCAGGTCTGGACCGACAGCGGCACTGGTTACGCGCTCGAGGCGGGTGTCGAGTTCGTGCCTACGGCGCTCCTGACTGCGGATGTGACCGACGACCCGGCCGAGCGGGTTCTGCCGGTCGTCAGCTGGACGGGCCTCACGGACGTGACCATCGGCACGCTCGCGGCGATCGGCGACGAGCTCGTCCGGATCGACGGGGTGAGCGCCACGACCCTGACGGTCGGACGCGGGTGTCTCGACACCGTCCCGCAGATCCATCCCGCCGGCACGCCGGTGATCTGCTGGCAGCTCCTTGCCAACGCGAGCGAGGCGCGCTTCGCGGCGGGAGAGACCGTCGCAATCAGGATGCTGCCGGAGACGGGGTTCGGGACGCTGCCGCTCAGCCAGGCGCCCGAGGATCAGGTCACGCTCGCCTCGCGCGCCATCCGGCCGCTGCCGCCGGGGGACCTCCGCGGCAACGGCGTCTCGGTCGTGAACCCCAACGTCCTGAACCTCGGTCCCGTGCTCCTGACATGGGCGCATCGCGACCGGCTCACCCAGACCAGCAGCGTGTTCGATGCCTATGACAACGGCGACATAGGGCCCGAGCCAGGTGTGACCTACGCGCTCGAGATCCGCTGGGTCGATCCGGACACCGATGCGGTGGTCGAACCGCCCGCGGCGGTGATCGATGCGGGCAGCGCCACCAGCTTCACGCTCACCAAGGACGACGTACCGATCCTTTCGGCGCCGACCGGGACGAAGCATTTCGAGGTGCGGGTGCAGGCGCGTCGCGTGGCGGGCAGCGCGACCTATGAGGCTCGGGCCGCGCGCTCGATCCGGCTCTTCATGCCTGACGGCATCAAGGTCGCCGAGGCCAGCCTCTGGACCGAGTTCGGAGCAGAGGCTCGGCTGACGGTCCCCGAGACCGTCGTCTTCCTCGAGCTCGGCGGCGCGGTCCAGCTTGCGGCGGCCGACGCCGCGCTCTGGATCGGCTTCGGGGCGGACGCCCGGCTGAGCGTGGCGCGGGCCGATCTCTTCCACGAACGCGGCGGGGACGCGCGTCTCACCGCCGCCGCAAGCGCTCTCTACATCGAGGTGATCCCATGAGTTACATCCTCCATCTCGGCCACCAGGTCACGGATCTCTCCGGAGTGACCGGGCTGATCAGCACCGACGCCGCAGGCTTTGATCCGGCCTACGACGTCAACGCCGTCAAGATCACCGCCAGCAACAGTTCGTCCGTGCCCTTCACGGCTACATGGGCGGAGCCCACCGGCGATGTCTGGATCGGGTTCCGCTACCGGGCGCCGTCGGTCAGTGCGAACTACATCGCTCAGGACGGCATCTTTCTCGAGTTCTACGACGCCGCGAACCGGCAGGTCGGCCAGATCAGGACCGAGCGGGACGACGAGAAGTATCGCGCGATGGCCATGGGCGACACCAACGTGGACGGGGCATCGTCCTTCGTCGCAGCCACCAACCAGACCTACTGGATCGACGTGAAGATCGCCGTCGGCGCCGACATCACCATCCAGTTCCACGTCGATGGCGTGCTCCACAGCAGCGCTACCGCCGCCAACACCGGCGGCAAGGGCCGCCCCGTCCGCTGCGTCTGGCGCAACCTTTATCTCTTCGACTTCTACAATCCCGCGACTTGGTACTACGCCCACATCGCCGTGCTCGACGGCGTCTCGACCATTGGCCGGCGTTTCGCGCGGCGCACGCCGGACCTGGTGGGTACCTACGATGCCTTCTCGGGCGGGATCGACGCGATCAAGGATGGCGACATTGCCACCCGCGCCGCGAGTGACATCGCCGGCCAGCGGCTATCGTTCTCGCTCGCGGGTCCGACCGGTCCGGCCGGGGCCACGACGATCGCGGGCGTGCACGTGAAGCAGCTGGCCCAGCTCGGCACGGCCGGCCCGACCGGCATCGCAGGCTTCCTGCGCATGGGCGGCGTGGACTATGACGCGGCGCCTGGCACGCCTTCGGCCGACCTGCCATCGCCGGTCTATTCGAGCTGGGATCTGAACCCCGCCGACAGCAGCCCCTGGACGGTGGCGACGCTGCCGTCGGAAGCGGGGATCGTCTCGTCATGACACCGCCGCGCAACGACAAGGGCGACCTGAGGATGTCGGAGGCCGAGTTCCGGGCCTTCCTGTCCCAGGCCGCCGAAGAAGGCGCGAAGCGCGCGCTGGCCGATGCCGGGATCGACGGCAAGGATGCCGCCCTCGACATCCGCGATCTCCGCTCGCTACTCGACTGCATCCGCTTCGTCCGCCGCACCGCCGTGCAGACAGCCGTCCATCTGATCACCACCGGCGTCATGCTGGCGCTTCTCGCCGGCATCGCGCTGAAGCTGAAGATCTTCGGCGGCGGTCCATAGCCTCTGCCTTTCCCATTCATGAACCTGCCGTGACCCGCCCTCCAAGGCGGGTTCTTCGTTTCTGGAGGATCCCCATGACAACCACCTTCTACGACCACTGGCGCGACGTGCCCGAGAGTGCCTGGCGCTGGCCGAACTTCAGCCCGGCCGAGATCGCCTGCCGCGGGACGGGCAAGCTGCTGATCAACGAGCTCGCTCTCGACAAGCTGCAGGCGCTCCGCGACCGGCTGGGCAAGCCGCTGATCGTTCGTTCGGCATACCGCAGCCCAGAGCATAACCGTGCCGTCGGCGGAGCGACGCGGTCGAAGCACATGGAGGGCGCTGCGTTCGACATCGCCATGGCGAACCATGATCCAGCGGCGTTTGAGGCGGCAGCACGCGAGGTCGGGTTCCTCGGTTTCGGTTTCTACCCGCGCTCGGGTTTCATGCATGTCGATCTCGGCCCTGCACGGCAGTGGGGCGAGCGGTTCCCCGTGCGGTCCGTGCCCTTTGCGGCGGAAACGCCTCCAGCGCGCGAGGCTCTGGCTGACAGCCGCACCATGAAGGGGGGTGGTGCAGCCGGAGTGGCGACGCTGGGCGCTGCGGGCGTCGAGGTGGCGCAGAGCGTCCTCGCCGAGACCCAGACCGCCATCCTTCCACTGGTGCCCTATCTCGACACCATGCGCTGGGTGTTCATCGCCGTCGCGCTCGGCGGCATCGCAGTCACGATCTATGCCCGCCTCGATGACTGGCGCCGGGGGCGGCGGTGATCGGCGGGCTCCTCACAGGGATCGGCGGATTGGCATGGGCACGCACGGCGCTCCGCTACGGCGTCACCACCCTCGCGATCCTTCTGTTTCTGCTGTCTCTGCGCCGCTCCGGTGAGCGCGCCGGCCGGCTGGCAGAGCAACTCGAAACCATGGAGAAAACCCATGACGCCCAGCGACGGATGCTCGAGGCGGCGACGCGCCGTCCTCGTTCTCGCGACGATCTGGCTGAGCGGCTGCGCGACGGTTCGTTCTGAGGACGGGAGGCTCGCGACGTGCCCGCCGGTGGTCGAGTATGGCAGGAAGTTCCAGGCGCGGGCGGCCGAGGAGATGGCGTTGCTGCCACAGGGATCGGCAGTCTCGGAGATGGTGAGCGACTACGCCGTGATGCGGGAGCAGGCTCGTGTCTGCGTGGGCCGCCTCAGATGAACATTGGCTTCGCTCGCGCGCGCGAGAAAACGGAAGAACCATCATCAGGCCCGCTTGTCAAGAGATACGCAAAACGCATACCCTGATCGGGATTGATGAGGGTGGCCATGAACGCACCGATTGAGCACGATGACTTGAGCAAGCGAATTTCACGTGACCAAGCGAACGCGCTAGCAGCAGTTCGATGCGCGCAGCATGAGCTCGCCCAGTTTCGAGCGCCTGTGCTCTCTGGAAGTGTACTGCACGGCCCCACCGAACACGATCTGGGCCGCAGGGACTATGCAGATAAGCGTCTCGCCGCCCTCGAAGCGATCATGTCGGACCCATTCCAAGCCATGGTCGAAGTCTACACCGAGGTTGTGGGCGAGCGCGGTGAGGTCATCGAGAAAGAGCAGCTCTGGTATGCGAACGTTGAATCCTCAGTGAATGAAGTATTTCGGGATGGGTCTTCCAACATTGCCGTTCTATCCTGGACGCATCCGGGCATCCAGTTGGCTCTATCCACAGACCTCGGTGACTTCCGAGACGTGAAGGCAAGTGGCTTCAAGCTTCGTAGTGTTGAACCGCTAGCAAAAGCGCGCTTCGACGCTGCGCTGCCACAGATATCGGCAGTCTACCAGCCTGGTGGTGCAGTGCGTCCTCAACGGGCTGTGCAGCCGAAGACCGGGTTGAAGGCTGTCAAGCTTGAGATGACGAAGGATCAGGTGCAGGCCTTCGTTTCGCGGATGAGCGGCCTCATGATCGTGACTGGCGCACCGGGATCAGGAAAGACAACCGTCGCGTTTCAGCGGATTCGCTTTCTCTTTGATCAGCAGGACCAGCGCGACGACGGAGGTCGGCTGGTGAAGTACGCGCCAGACCTCACGCGCGTTTTCCTGGCAAACGAAAGTCTGGCTGGTCAGGCAAAGACTCTCCTGAGCAAGCAGCTATCGATCCCCGCATCTGTCGTCGAAGGCGTCAACGACTTTGTCAGTAACTATGTCGATCAGGTTTGGCTTTATAAGCACAACGCGCGCCCACGGCAGAAAAGGCTTTCTCAACTGGAGATAGCGGCGAGAAGCGCCATTCTGGGGCTTTCTGATCAGCACGACCTCGTTCGGCTTTGGGAGCTCTACGAGCATCAAGTGGCAGACCGTCTGCAACATGGAGCGGATGCCAAATGGGCAAGCCTGACACCAGGTGCAGCGACCCAGCTCGCGTCGCTGGCGTCGGCACTCCGGCGATCGGCAGAGACCGCCAATTTGGGGCGTGATCCGGCATCGTCGGCTCTTTCCATGGCAGCGGTATTCTCAAAGGTGTCGCAGCCATACGCTGATGCGCGCGATCGCATGAACTCAGCCGAGCGTCGTCAGTTTGATGAAGGATTCCAGCAATGGCTGTACTGGGTGTACGACCCGCTGAGCGCCATCGCGGGCTACTTCGGAGCAAGAGAGTCAGAGGCGGCACACCGGATGCGGCGCGGCACCGGAGGGCGTGTGAACGAAGCTGAGGTCCTCGCCAACGCTCAACGTGAATGGAATGATCGGACCTACGGCCCCGAGGATGTTGCGTGGATCGCCTGGCTTCTTCGCTTTGCTCTGCCGACAGAGTTGGAGCCTCAAGGTCGGTTCAGAGAGATGCCATCGGCGCTGGGCCCGGCCACAGTTGACGGCGATCGGTGGACGCACGTCGCCATTGACGAGGCTCAGGATCTTACGGTGGCGGAGGCGTCGCTCCTCGGCTCGCTCGTCGACCCCGACGGCGCACTGACCGTTTCCGCAGATTTCCGGCAAATCGTGAGTCCCGTTCAGGGCATGCGCAACGCCGAAGCGCTTCACATCGGGCGCTCCCTGCGAGGCAAGGGTGCTGAGCAGATCTATCCGTTCGCTCGCAACATGAGGCAGAGCAAACAGATCGGTCGCTTCCTGCAGGGCTTCTACGAGGTTGCCTTTCGAGAAAGGCCGACTTTTGACGTGAACAGCACGCTGGAGGACAAGAAACCCCAACTCATTGTGGCGCCGCACCAGGACCATGCTCGCCGTATAAAGCAGCTTGTCGCGGTTCTGCGCCGATCTGATGTGGTCTCGAGTATCGCTCTTCTACAGATCAACGAGGATCAGCAGGCGCTGAACGTTCTTCGCGAGGAACTGGCTGCCCTTGACGTTCCTCTTGCGCCGATTTGGGTCGCATCCGGCGACGGTCTGCTGACGTCCTCGGTGGAGCGCATCAAGGGCCTCGAGTTTGATGCATGCATCGTGCTGGGCCTCGAGGGCGTCGAGAGCGCAGCACTGAATTTCACCTTGAACCGGGCGTATGTCGCGCTTTCCCGGCCTGCGCGCCGCTTGGCCCTGATCTGCAGCGAATATCCGCCGCTGCTCCGCAAAATGGACAAGTCACTCTTTGATGTGACTCAGTCCTGAAAGAAAGAAGAACAATGTCAGACACAGCCGACGCCCAACTCTTCCCGGAACTTGAAAGATACGTTGAGAAGAATGGGCTTCTTGCAAACGCAAAGGGAATTCTTGCAGCGCGCTTGCCGCGTATCCTTGGGCAAGGAAAGACCCGTGCAGAGGGACTTGATCTCCCTCCAGCTGCAATTGAACGACAGCAAGAGTTGCTTGCCTTGTCGCTCCCGGAAGATGCAACGAAGGATCCTGGGGTTCGACGTGAAATGGAGGCAGCTCAAAGGGCTGTCGACGAGCATGCAGACCATATGCGGCATCCGGAGAACCGAAGGCGCTTCGCCCTGCAGGTACTCCGCCAACTCGAAGGGGTGACTACGGGTAACAAAGACAATCACTTCTTTGCTGACCGTTTTGTCTTGGTGCCAGACAAGAGTGGCTTAAGTTGGTCGTGGTCGATGACGCCACACTACGCCATGATTTCGAAGATTCCGGCGGATGTCGAATACGTAGTAAGAGCCTACGAAGCTTCTGAACGCATCGTCGAGAAGTGGACGATGCCTGTCGATCGTTTTCTGGATCGGCTTTCACTCGCATGGGGAATGGCGCGACACTTCAACGAAGACGAAAACGTACTAATCGCGGATGTTGCGCGTCTCTTCAAGGTTGCCGTGCAGGATGACCGCTTCTGGAACAGCCCGGCGCGAAGAAACTTTGAGGACGTTCCCGAGGCTGTTTTTATTATCAACTTGATAAACTGGCGTCGAAATCGCGATAGCGCATCAGGCCCCAACTTCGAACTCGTGCCTGCAACTCTCAATCAAGCGCATGGCTCAAAGTCACGTGCATTTTTCGTTCCCGGAAACACCGAAGGCACCATCGTGCGGCCGATGATTTATATCCGGCGCGTGGGAAAGTAATAGGGGTGACACGATGACAATTGCCATATCTAAGATCGATGCCCGGCGCTTGATCCAAAAGCTTCTGAATGCCCCAATCGCACCCGGGCGCGACTCCTACTTCATCAATGTTGGCACAGAACCAATTATCGATGCGCTTGATCAAAATTATTTCCGCGGTGATCTCGCGGACGGCATTGGGTGCTTCAAGTACCTCGAGGGCGATTATGGAAGCGGAAAAACGCAGTTCATAAACAGTCTTGCTCAGCGAGCGTCCGAGAACGACGTCGTAACTGCTCTCGTTACCGTCGGCGCCGAGTGTCCGTTTAATTCCCCGGCGGCCATCTTCCGCGCCATTATGGAGTCGTTCCAACCGCCTGCTGACGCCGATACCGGAGATGCAAAGGGTATCGAGATCCTGATCGACAGTTGGGTCAGTACGCGAATACGGCAACTTGGCGCTGAGCCAGGTGACGATGTCCCTGATCTAGTCCAGCGGCAGATTGAGGAGCAACTCGGCGGTCTGTGGAAGGGAGCGCCGGATACGCAGATGGCCTCGGCGTTGACCGCACTGAGCAAGCGTCTCCTGAAGACAAACTGCGGTGCCACAGCAGCGGTAGCCGATAGCGAACTGATCTCATGGATCAGGGGCGACAACGTCCGCTCGACGGGGCTGAAGGCGTTAGGCCTCTTCGAACCGGTACGAGATGATAACGCCTTCCGGCGCCTGAAGACGGTCATCGCGTTCCTTCGTACGCGGATGGCCTATCGCGGATTTCTGATCGCGTTCGATGAAGGAACCCGCACGTCTTCCTTTAGACGCGGGTCTGCCAAGCAGAAGCAAGCCATCGAAAACCTCCTCACAATGATCAACCAGAACGCCGAAGGCGAGTTTGGCGGCGTGATGTTCTTGTACGCTGCGACACCCGACTTTCGATCAGAGGTGATCAGTACATATCGAGCGCTCCAGGATCGCATCGGGACGGTCGCATTTTCGCGTGGCAGTCCGCTGGTGCCCCTGATCAACATCGAAGAAGCCAACTCTGAGAATGTCATCTTTCAGATTGGCGACCGACTTCTCGCGGTTTTTGCCAAAGCATACGATATCGAATGGGATGAGGGTCTGCAGAAATCGAACATGAAGGCTATTGTCGAGGCGCAGAAGGATCGCCTCTTCGAGACGCCCAAGCCGCGCTTCTTCGTTTACCAGTACTGTCGCTTCTTGAACAACCAACGCGAGGCCCAACGCGCAATCAGCAACGAGCAGGCTAGCGACTTTGTGAACGACAACGAACCTCCTCTGGAGGGGGAGGACGCGTGATCAAGCCTGGTGATCAAGTTGAGCACGAGGAATTCGGCATCGGCCAAGTTCTCGCTCTGCTCGGCGAGACGGCTACCGTTGAGTTCTTCGGAGAGACGTTCGATGTCGAGGTTGGAGAACTGCTGCCTCGTCCGAATGGCAGTAGTCCGGTCATAAACTCGGCGCCAGTACGAGAAGGCACCGACTTAGCCTTCAGGCAATCGTTCGAGGCAGTCAATCTGGGAGTGGTGCCATCGAACCCCGACCAACTGATCAAGCTGACGATAGGTGGGGACCAAATCTCGGCCAATGTGCGCAGCATCCTTGATGATGCTCCTCGCAGCGGCGCGTCTCGTATCTTCATGGGTTACTATGGCTCAGGCAAATCCCACCACCTGAGGCTTGTGAGAGCTATTGCGCTGCGTGAGGGGTGGGTGACGGCATCGATCGAGCTCGACCCAAAAGCTGCCGATCCGGCCAAGCCGTTCTCGGTCTACCAAGAACTTATCACAGGCCTAGAGTTCCCGATGCGCAGCGATGGCAGCCGGAACGAGGACTTCTTCGATCTCATCAAGGAGATTCGAGATAAGTGGATGGACGTGCGGTCGCTGAAGTATCTGAAGGCATCGCAGTGGTTTGGGAACGGCATCGAAGCGCTACAGTTTCTTGCGCATCGCCGCGACGACCCTGAGTATGTCTCCGCGGTCAACTGGCTGGCCGGACAGGTCAAGCTCATTAGTGCAATACGGAAGGTCACGTGGCGGGAGGGCTACCGGGGGAAGATCCCGACGATGCCACAGACCAAAGACACCGGACTCATCTATGCGTTTCACTTGGTCGTTCTGCACGAAGTGCTGAAGGCGTTGGGATATCGGGGCTTGGCCTTGATCATCGATGAAGCGGAGCACGTCAGGACTTATTCAATCAATCGGTACCTTCGGGCGAACAATTTCTTCGATGTGCTAGCGCGATGTGCGCATCCCCCTCGAAAGGACCTTCAGGATCCAAATTGTGATTACGACATGACGGGAGTTCCGCCGTTCTGGCGAGAAGGCCCGCACTTCGGTTTGTTCGTCGGCTTGACTGAGGGTGAGGACACGCAAGACCTCAAGAGAAAGGCTGGTGAGATGAGCGTGCTTATTCACTCGCCGGATGAGGTCGTGCACCTCGCTCCACCGAGTGCTGCTGATTACGAGGCATGGGCAATCCGTTTCTTGACCGAGGCCTCAAGCCACCTTGGGCCAAAAGTGGACTTGCTTTCGGATCCAGACTTGTGCGCGCAGATTGCTGCCGTGCTGAGGGAGCGGTTCGAGCAGATACCAGACACCGAGAAGTTGCTTCGGAACTGGACGAAGATGGCCGGTCTTCCGGCCGCGGTGCTGCTGAGCCAGTCAGCGGCCGTAGGGCACAATGAGCTACTCGCGATTATTGATGACGCAGCGAAGCAAATTTCAGGGGAGGTGATGCCCTGGGATGAGTAACAGCCGAGCCGAACTGGCGCGTATGATGCCGGACGCCTTTTCGATATTCTTCGCCGGACGGCAGCCATATCCGGGCCAAGCGTCCGTGATGCCGGAGATCGTTCGTGGTCAAAACGTGCTGTTCGCCGCGCCGACAGCTTCTGGCAAGACGGAAGCGGCCGTCGCGCCCCTCTATCAGCGGCATGTAAGTTTCCGACGCGGGGCTTTGTCCACGATCTATGTGGCGCCGACCAAGGCGCTCGTAAATGACCTCTACGAGCGCCTGGTCACCTACTTGGGCATCAAGCACCCCGGGACGATCGCTCGCTACACTGGCGACCGCCATGAGTACTCACGCGCAGAAGGGGCGTTCTGCGTCGTTGTGACCCCGGAGGCGCTCGACTCTCTGCAGCTTAGGCACCCGGAACTTCTGCATTCGGTGCGATCGGTGGTAGTGGACGAAATTCATCTGCTCCATGGCCAGGCGCGCGGCCAGCAACTGCGGCACGTGATCTCTCGTATCCGGAGTGCGGCCAAGCCGCCACGGTCTCCTCGGGACAACTTTCAGATCGTTGGAATGACCGCGACGCTGGACGACATGCCGGCAGTTGCGGCGCTCTGGCTCGGCGAAGACGCGAAGGTACTGTCTCATGGCTCGCCGCGCGAAATCGATCTAGAGCTCGTCGATGTCGTCGTCGAGGAGCCCGGACAAGCAGACCGGGCTAAGGCCCGGCAGCTCGCGCGCTGGCTCGAGAGGGCGGGCGCTGAGAAAGTGCTCGTCTTCACAAATTCCCGCAATGGTGCGCACGCCATGGCGGCGCATCTTCACGAAGAGCTCTCCGGCACCCGGTGGCCGGTTCATCTCCATTTTGGGGCCTTGCCTGCCGGTCAGCGGGAGCGCGTAGAGGAACAGATGCGAAGCGATCGATTTGGCGTCTGTGTGGCCACATCGACGTTGGAGATCGGGATCGACATCGGAGACGTTGATACCGTCGTACTCGCCGAGATGCCGCGAAGCGTTAACGGCTTCCTACAGCGGATAGGTCGCGGAAACCGTCGAACTGGGACCTGCAGAGTGGTCGGATTCCGGAGCTCCGACGACGACGAACAGCTCATGCAGGCGTTGCTGGACTGTGGTCGCCGTGGAGACCTTGACGACGTGTATGAGTACGATCGCCCGTCAGTTCGGTTTCAGCAGGTACTTAGCCTTGCCTGGCGCGCAACTCGCGAGGACCGCTCCCTAACGGAGAAGCACTTGGCTGCCGAAGCCGGAACAGCCGAGCACACTCGGGTCGTGCATGACATGCTGGCGACGGGCTGTCTCGTGGATTTGCGCGGGGCCCTCGTGCCGTCTGATCGGCTGATCGATGAGGGAGATGCGGGGCGGATCCATACCGTCATCGCCGGCGGGGTCAGTAGCTCCGTCGTCGATATCCGCACTGGCGACACAGCATTCCGTGACGCGGACGCAGCGACCACAGGTGGCGCCCTGTTCCACGCCGGCGCAATGCGACGGCTGCTGGCGGGAGGCGATGGGGCGGCTTACCTCGGAGATAATGCCAAAAAGTCTCACCCTCTCGCCAAGATCAAGGCTACTGGGCCTGCTCTACCAACGAGCCGTAGTATCATATGGGCGCTGGCACGTCTCAATGGGTATGATCCGGCTCGTTGGCAATTGAACGGGGGAACGCTTTTGACTTGGGGTGGGCAGACACTGAATGCTCTGCTTGCTGCAGTTTTTCGAAGGTCAGCTCCTGACCGAAACTTTTCTCCGAGCCCAACCGCAGTTTCCGGAGACATCTTCGCGATCGATCTGTCGATTGAATCTATCCGGGACTTGGCCAAGGGTATCGAGACGGCAAACGATCTCCCCCTTTCCGTCGCTTCGAAGTTCGTAGGCCCAAGCCGCTTCATCGGGGAGCTGTCAGATGCGCTTGTGGCAGAGGAGAAGCGACGTGCAGTCCCGTGGGCGCTCTTGCATCGCTGGCTTGACCGGGTCGAAGGCATCGACCTCGGAGGATCATTGCCCATGGAAAAGCGGAATTGAGTGCAGGTACTCTGACGCTGCGTACCAGGAATTTTCAATTGTTATATAAAACAAAGGCTTAGACTGGAGAAGGTTGGATGTGAGGCCCATCCCCTCCGCCATTTCCCCCCTTCAGACGAACGAGTCTACACGAGCCTCCGAGGCCCGGGCCTCGGCTGCCGACGCGGCATCCAAGCTGTAGTCGAGCCCGATGACGGCTCCCGGCTCGCAGCGACGCCGGCGGACGCCGTTCGCCTGGACTTCCGAACGAGCGGCCGTAAGCGGGGCGGGCGCCCCCTGTCTGGCTGAGCGCGCCCGGTGATGGTCCCCTTGCCGACGATTTGTTCGGGCATGGGAGCGCCGCTTTGCAAAGAGGTTTGCAGCGTAGACTGGCCAAAGATGGTGATGCGCCGGGCCGGGTCGAGGTGCTCGATCATCCCGGCGGTCGCCGGTTCTGGAGCGACGAGGCCAAGGGCCGGATCGTGCTGGAGAGCCATGCAGCGGGCGTGCGTGTGGTGGACGTCGCACGGCGGCACGGGGTGGCGCCGCAGCAGGTGACGACCTGGCGGCGCGAAGCCCGGCAAGGCAAGCTGGCGCTGCCGGTCGAGGACGATGCGGGGTTCG